AAGAAAACCTAAAGGTGGAGAAATATGGATAAGTAATGAAGCTGATGGTTTTCCCCAAGTATTTGAAATGTCATTTAATGATATAACTAAATATGGTAAAATGTTTTTAAACCTGGTAAAGGAATTTCATAATATGTATCCTCTTTGATTGAATATATAAAAAAAATCTAAACTTAATGTTTATTAAAAAGTACAATGAATTTCTTTTAGAGGTTAGGGATAAAGCAGTAAAACATGCAGGAGATAAAGAAAAGAAAGAATTTGAAAACAATGACGGTTCTGATAAAGAACTCGAAAAAAGAATAGCAGATGAGTTGGAACAAGTCGAAGACGACTGCCCGAGATGCGGAGAGCATATCGATGCTTGTAAATGTGAGGAAGAAGACCCATGGTCAACTCACGTATACCACCGAGCTCCAAAAGGAACTGAAAAGAAAGCAAAACCAAAACAAGAATTTAAAAAATAAAACAATGAGTAAATTTAACAAATTTTTTGCAGATCATGGAATTAAAATAGTTTTAGTATTAGTACTATTAAGTTATTTTAAATCATGTGGCATTGATTCAGAAGTAGAAAGAATCAAAAAAGAACAAAGGATATTAACTAATGAGATTGATACTCTTTCATCTCAAATAGTAAATGAGGAGGAAATGATTTTCTTAATCAAAACAGTTCCTGCCTGGAAAACCCTAAGAATTGAAGAAATTTCTGATAAAGAAAGAATTTCTATTAATGCATTAGAGGAAAAAGAAGATTAAATGTGGCCAATACACCTATTATACCTGGAGTACCTACTCCTATCAGTGGAGATCCTAAGTGTGCATTAACCTTATGTGGTAAAATTATTGCACAAGTTGATTGTATTATTGTAATAATGCAAGGGACTGATGGCTGTATTGATTTACAATTTTTTGGAAAAGATGGAAAGCCTTTAGATTTAACAAGGTATACATCTTTACAAATTATGCTCTATAATGAATTTGATTGTACGGTTGCCAATTTTTGGTGGCCAGATGTACCTACAGGGTGTAAAGGTTTTTTAATGACCATACTACAATACACTGATTCAAAAGGTGTAGTTCATAATAAAGGTAAAGTAAGGATTTGTTTAGATCCTGCCTGTACTAAAACAAGCCCAAGTGCTATCTTTGCAGAAATTCTTTTAACAGAAGCAATGACAGGTGGTACAGCTGAAACTTCAGGCATACCTTGTTTACAAGTGGCAAAAATTATTGCATCAAGAATATATGAGAATGGTTGTGATGATGGTTGCAGTTAAAAAATATTTAATATGGAAAAGAATAAAATAGTACATTTAGGAATCATTGGAATATTTTTAAGTTTATACTTTTTAGTAGCGACAATTTCAATGATTAATTCTGTAGCCTTTTTTGATTTGGCTCATGATGGTTTAATGAACTGGGCTTTGGCTATAGGATTTGAATTAGGTGCAGCTGCCTCTTTAGCTGCTATCATTATTTTAGATAAAACTAACCGAACAATGGTTTGGAGTTTATTTATTTTATTAACAGCTTTTCAAATGATGGCTAATTCATTTCATGCATTTATTAATTTAGAAGATTATATGGGATGGATTGAATTGTTTGGTTTGGAAGAAGAAGAACCTATATTCCAAAAAAGAGTTTTATCAATCGTAAGTGGTGCTATACTTCCTGTTGTAGCATTAGGTTTCATTAAATCTTTAGTAGATTACATTAGACCTGAAAAAGAAACAGAATTACCAACACCACCTCAACCTTTATATCCTGAAGATGATGAAAGAATGAATATAGTAGGACAAAATGGAAATGATGGAATTCATTATGAAGAAATTGAAACACCTGTTGCCGGTTCAGCTGAACCAGTTATAGAAGAAATAATCCCGGATACCAGCGAGAAGGAACCGGAAGAAGATTCATATTCTCGCGATGCTAACAAAGCAACTATCCCAGCGGAGATTGGAGAAGTGATCATTGCACCTGAGACAGTAAATAAAGATACTGAGAATGCAGGAAGCGTTGAATCAGAAGAGCCAATAGCCGAGGCGAATATTACACCAGTTGGAGATCCTATAGTTATCCCAACGGAACCTGAAACACAGAGAAGACAAGAACCTAAGAACAATGAAGGGTCAAGAGGTTTTGTCAGATCTCCATCAGTTCCATCTAAACCATAATCTTTCGGTTACATTTCGGAAGGTTTAAAAAAAGTAATATTAATATGCCTGCACGAACATACAATGACGAAGTCTTTCGCGAAAAGAGAAAGGTCAAAAACCCAATCACATTTAAGTTAAAATTAAACGAAGAACAAAAGCTAGCTAAAGAATTAATTTTATTGAATACAATAACTTTATTAGCAGGAAAAGCCGGTTCTGGTAAAACATTATTAGCATGCCAAGTTGCATTAGATGGTTTATTTAGAAGACATTATGAAAAGATCATAATTACAAGGCCTACTGTTTCTAAAGAAGATATAGGATTCTTACCTGGTGATCTTCATCAGAAAATGGATCCATGGGTCCAACCTATTTACCAAAATATGTATAGCCTTTATGGAAAAGAAAGAGTTCAACCTTTTATTGATAATGGACAAATAGAAATTGTGCCTGTTTCATTTATGAGAGGAAGAACCTTTGTGGATAGTTGTGTAATAGTAGATGAAGCACAAAATGTAACAAATGAACAAATGGAAATGATTGTTACTCGTATTGGTTTAAGATCTAAAATGATAATATGTGGAGATGATGGTCAAGTAGATTTAAAGGGTAGAGGAGATTCAGGTTTTAGATTTTTATACAACCAGGCATTTAAAGTTAAAAAATTAGAATCTATCACTTTATTACAAAATCATAGGGATCCTATAGTAGACGATCTCTTAGAAATTTATGAAGACGAGAAATATAAAAGATCTAAAAAATAAATAATAAAAAATATTAATGATATGATTCCAGAAAAAGGAAAATTCTTAGTGGACTTTTACGCTGATTGGTGTGGTCCATGCAGAGCAATGCATCCAACATTAGAAAAATTTAAAGAATCTTCTGATGTTCCTTTAATAAAAGTAGATGTAGATAAAGAATCAGAAATAGCAAAGAAGTATGGGATACGTGGTATTCCATGCTTTATTGTTATTGAAGATGGAGAAATAAAAAACAAAAAGATTGGTTTACAGAATTTAGACCAATTAATTGAATTAGTAAAATAAAGTTAGATAATGATATTAAGATATGGATCAAAAGGTAAAAAAGTTCAAGAGTTACAAGAATTTTTATGTATACATTCAGATGGACATTTTGGTCCAGGAACTGAAAAAGCAGTTAAAATATGGCAAGCCGATAATAAGCTCGTTGCTGATGGTATTGTTGGCCCTGCCACTTGGGATGCTATGGGTTTGGCTAGTACTGATAATTCGGAAACGCAATATGAGACGCCAAATGGATTAACTGTATATCGTCACATGTTACCTCAAGGTGAATATATGACAGGAAGTAAACCTGAATATGTTTTCTTACATCATACTGCAGGATGGCATAATCCATTTAGAACTGTAGATCATTGGGGTAGAGATGATAGAGGAAAGGTTGCTACAGAGTTTGTATTAGGAGGTCAATCTATAAAAGGTAATGATGATAAGTATGATGGTGTTTTAGTTCAATGTACACCTGAAGGTGGTTGGGGCTGGCACTTAGGAACAGGAAGAAGTCATATGCACCAACATTCAGTAGGAATTGAAGTAAATAATTTTGGGTGGATTAAGGATGGTAAAACTTATGCAGGTACAAGAGCAGCTGAATCTCAAATTGTTACATTAGATAAACCTTTTAGAGGATATAAAACATGGCAAAGGTATTCTGATAAACAAATAGAAGTATTAAGAGACTGGATCTTGTGGATAGGTGAAAGAGATGGTATTGATATTTGCGAAGGATTACCAAAATTAATACAATCAATTGGAGCTGATGCATTTGAATATATTCCAGATGTTAAAGCTGGTAAATTAAAAGGTGTGTGGACTCATACTAATGTTCGTAAAGATAAAGTAGATATGTTTCCTCAGCCTGAATTAATGGATATGTTAGTATCCTTATAAAAATAAAAAAAAACGGAAATTATGAAAAGGAAAATTACAGCTTTAATGTTTGCTACATTACTTTTAACAAGTAGTTGTGGGTCAACAAAACCAGCTGCTGATAAATGTTGCAAAACAAAAACAGAAGTAGTTAGTGGAGAGAATGATCCTGTTATGAAATTATTACTATCAGGTCTTATTATCTTATCCATTAACTTTCTTTTTACAAAATAAACGGAAATTATGTGGAACATTTTTAAAGATGACAATAACTGGAATGAAAAAGCCATTGTAGGTTTTATTGCTTTTCTAGTAATGTGTCTTATTATGATAGCCGACTTGGTAACAGGTTGGTTTGGAAAGGACTTAGTGATTAATGAGTTTGTTTATGATTCTTTTACTTTAGTAGTACTAGGTTGCTTTGGAATAGCAGGATTAGAAAAATTTGCAGGAAAGAAAAAAGAATAAAATGGATAAGTATATTTATAGAGGTAAATTAGTTAGAGTTGTTGATGGTGATACTATTGATGCTATGATTGATGTAGGATTTGATATTTGGATAAAAAAGAGAATTAGGTTTTCAGGAATGGATGCTTGGGAAAGTAGAACTCGAGATTTAGAAGTAAAGAAAAAAGGATTAGCGGCTAAAGCGAGATTAAAAGGTTTATTAAATGGAGTCAGTAGTAAACCAGGATTCTTTAGGATTAAGTCTGAGGGTGTAGGTAAATATGGTAGAGTATTAGGTCAAATTTTTATAATGGATGCAGAAGGTAAGCAATGGGATGTAAATCAAACCTTAATTACAGAAGGTCATGGATATGAGTATCATGGAGGTAAAAAACGGACATCCTGACATAGAGAAAAAGAAAAAGTGGACATTGTGTCAGAAATATCACTCTGGCACGGTTTTTTCAGTATATTAATTATAATAAGGAACTAATCCTTGTTTAAAATTAAAAAAAGAAAAACAATGTACACATTTATTAACGGCTTTAAGCCAGTAACACAAGCAAGAAAGATCAATGAAAATATTGATACTTTATTAAAAGATCCTTTCTGGGATGAATTTGAAAACTTTTTTACAAAACCATCAAAAGGGTGGCATTGTATTAAAGAAGATAAAAACTGGGTATTAGAAATTGCCATACCTGGATTAACTAAAGAAGATTTAAAAGTAAAAATGATTAAAGGCGAATTAAGTATTGCTTCTACTAATGAAGATAATATTTGGTTAGGATCTTTTGATAAACGCTTTACTTTACCTGAAGAAATTAACACTAAAAAAATTAAAGCAAAAGTAGAAAATGGAGTGTTAACTTTAAACTTACCAGTAAAAGAAGAAACTGAAAATTTTATTGATGTAAAGTAAAACAAATCTAATAGTTAAGTATATAAATATTAAATATATTTAAAAATTAACGTTAACATGAACAAAGAAGAAAATACTCAAGAAAATCCACAAAGTGAAGCAGCTGAGGCTGTTCAACTAAACGGTCAGCAAGCATTAAATGTTTTAATACAAGCTGTAAGGATTGCTCAACAAAAAGGAGCATATACATTAGAGGATGCTGAAATGATATCTAAAGCAATTAAGGTATTTGTTCCTCCAACACCTGCTGAAGAGCAAGGGAGTGAAACAGATCCAGTTGTAAATGAAGATGAAACTCCAGCAGAACCAGTAATGACTAAGGTTGGAGAGTAATCCCTTATTTACATTTTAAAAAAGGGATCCAGAAATGGGTCCCTTTTTAGTTTAATATATAATCTAAAATTAGCTCAATGACCACATTATCTGAATTACAAGATTTTTGTAAAAACAAAAGTATTATAATAGTTGGAAACTCTTCTCAAATGTTAGGACATAACAACGGGAGAATGGTAGACAGTTATGATATTGTAGTAAGAATTAATCGTGGTTATAAATTAGATAATTCTTTAGCAGAAAAAATAGGTAATAAAACAGATATAGTTTCTATAGGGATTAAGTCAGCTTTACAAGCATCTCAAGTTATAGGTTCTAATAAAGTAAGTTACATTTTAAGTCCTATTATTTATAGTGATAAATTACCTTATCCTAATGCACATAATATAGAACCTTCTCTTTATCATAAACTTAAAGAAGACTTAGGTGGAACTAAACCTTCAACAGGAATAAGTACATTTAACTTTTTTCATAAAATGATGGATTATAAAAAATTAGATTTAATTGGATTTGATTTTTTTGAAACTTCTAATATTAGAAAAAATGAATTAGGTCATATGTTAGTAACAGATCATAATGGAGAAAAGGAAAAAGCCTATGTTAAAGAAAGTTTAGATCCTCTAAAAAATACTTTTCATATTCTTAGCACTCGAACAACTTATGTTGGAAATATTCCTAGAATAACAATTAAAAGATAATGGCGAGAAGAAACATTAAGAAAATCGTTACACCTACTCGACAAACTAACGATAATCCTGAAAAACATTTTCCTAGAGTAACCATAAGACCTAATAGAGCTAATGCTGTTGTTCCCCAAGGGAGGCAGATTAGAAGATTCAATAAAAGACCTCCAATACCAGCAGCTCCTATAGTTTTTATGCAAAACCATCATTTACCTAAACCTTCAAAAGATATATGTTTTGTCATAGGTGGAGGCCCTTCTTTAAGTGGGTTTGATTTTAATCAATTAGATGGGTATGATACTATAGCAGTAAATAAAGCTGTAGAGTTTATTAATAATCCTACTTATTTTATTACTACTGATTATACATTCTTTGAAAAAGGTAGTTTGCCTTTATCTACTATTAGACAAAAATGTAATTATACATATTTTGTAGCTAATATGGCTCATCCTTATATGAGTTTTGAAAATGGAATGGTTATGGATACTCGAGGTATACCTTATACAGATTTACATTTATGCAATGGGGTTATTAACTCCGTAGAGACTGAAGGATTTGGTGATACTGTTTCTACATTTTCATCTGGTTCAAACAGTGGGCATTGTGGTATACAATTAGCTTTACTCTTAGGTTATAAAAAAATCTATTTATTAGGTTTTGATTTAAAAGATGGGGCACATACTCATTTCCATCAAGGATATTCTCAAGGTGATCAAATTTCTTTTAGGAGAGCAGTATCTTTATATGCTAATACTTTAACAACATCTTTAGCTCAATATGCAGGACCTCAACAAATAATAAATCTTTCAACAGATAGTATCTTAGCAACATGCCCTCATATAAAAACTCAATCATTTCAAGATGTTATGATAGAGAACGGTGAGCATCCTAGAGATAAAGTTATTACACCTAATACATTTGCTGATCTTATGGTTGTAGGTTATTATACAGTTAATACTCCTTATGAAGAAGAAGCTTTAAATTTAATACATTCTTTAACAAAATTAGGAATGGCTAAAGATATAGTAGGTGTAAATAGTTTAGGTAATTGGCAAGCTAATACAAGATTTAAAGCAGGTTTTATGTTAGATATGTTATTAAAATACCCTAATCATAGATTACTTTATATTGATTGTGATGCTGTTATGCACCGTGTTCCAATTTTATTTAAAAATTATGATTGTGATATTGCAGTAAGATGGCAAGATTTTAGATGGAGAAAAAATGAATGTTTAAGTGGAACTATTTATATGGCTAATAATCATAAGACACAAAGGTTATGTAGGTTATGGAGAGATGTCAATATAAAGGAAGGTAATCAAACTAATAGGATGGAACAATGGAATTTAGATACGGTTATTCAACAAATACAAAAAGAAGATCCTAGTTTTAAAGTAAATAATTTACCTCCAGAATATACATTTATATTTGATAGTATGAAAAAAATGTATCCTAATGCTAAACCTGTTATTGAACATTTTCAAGCAAGCCGAAGATTTAAACACGATGTAAATACTAAATAAAATGATACAAGATTATTTTGATAAAATTATTTGTATAAATCTAGCCAAAAGGCCTGATAGATGGAAACAAGTAACACAAGAATTTGCAAAGGCTGGGATAACTAATGTTCAGAGATATTATGCTATTGATGGTAATCCAATGGGATGGAAGTATGTACCTGATGGAAAGACATTAAATCAAATTAAACCGCAATCATGGGATGGTGCAGCTGGATGTATGGCAAGCCATGTTAACATTTGGAAATTGGCAAAAGAAAACAATTGGAAAAATGTTTTAATTGTTGAAGATGATTGTGATTTTATTGGTAATGTACAGAATCTTTTTAATGAGCAAATAAAAAATGTACCAGCTGATTGGGATATTTTATATTTTGGTGGAGTTCATGAAACTCGTAAAGGTTTATTTGTTCCTAAACATGTTGCACCTAATGTATTAAGATGTAAGAGATTAGTTACCACGACATGTTATGCAATTAAAAATACCTGTTATGATTATGCTATCAATACAATTTTAGAAAAAGAACCTGAATTTTATACAGCAGTAGATGCTTATTTAGCTGCAAGAATTCAACCTAATACTAATTCATATTGTTTTCATCCTCCTTTAGTTTGGCAAAGATCCAGTTTTAGTGATGTTCAAAATGGGAATAGGGATTATTCAAAAATGATGAGAGATAAAAATATTGTATAATGGATTTAAATACTTATTTTGATAAGATAATTTGTATAAATTTAGATAGGAGGAAAGATAGGTGGAATCATTCTTCAAAACAATTTAGAAAAATAGGATTGAAGGTAGAAAGGTATTCTGCTATCGATGGTAATCCTATGGAATGGAATCATGTAAGAAATAAAAATAATCCATTAGGATCTAAAGATACAGTCTTTAGAGGTGTGGCCGGGTGCATGGCTAGTCATGTTAACATTTGGAAAATGGCAAAAGAAAATAATTGGAAAAATGTTTTAATTATTGAAGATGATTGCGACTTTATACCTGAATTACAAAATGAATTTAATGAAAGAATAAAACAAGTTCCTTCAGACTGGGATTTGTTATATCTAGGAGGAATTCATGAAACTCGTGGTGGTGTTTATAAACCAGAAAAAATATCACAACATCTTGTAAAAGCAAAAAGAATGATAACTACAACATGTTATGCAATAAAGAATACATGTTATGATTTAGCTATTAATACAGTTCTTGCTGATGAACCTTGGTTCCATACAGCAGTTGATGGATATTTAGGAGCTTATATACAATCACAATGTAATACTTATGCATTTCATCCACCTTTAGCTTGGCAACGTGCATGCTTTAGTGATATTGTAAATGGGCATAGAGACTATTCAGTAATGATGAAAAATAATAATGTAAAATGATAACTTGTAGATTAAAAGGTGGCTTAGGAAATATGATGTTTCAGATTGCTTTTATTGAATATGAAGGTAAGATGAATAAATTCCAAACAGGATATTGGAATGTAGAACAAAACTTAAATCATTTAAATGGTAATGTTCATCATAATCCAGGATTACAACATGCTTTTGATTATTTAAACATATTTAATAAATTTCAATGGCCAAGAATAAGTAATCCTCCTAAAGCAAAAATAGATGTACCTTTTCATTATGAAACATTTAAAGTTCAAGATAATGTGATGTATGACGGTTTCTTTCAATCAGAAAATTATTTTCCTAATAGGAATTTCATTTTAAATTTATTTTTACCATCACCTTTCGTTAATCTTAAATTACAAAAATATGAACATATATTAAAAGGTACTACGTGTTCTATTCATGTTAGGAGAGGTGATTATTTAAAATATGATTTGCATGTTGCTAGAGAAATGGATTATTTTAACAGAGCAATGGCTGCTGTTGGTAGTGTGGATAAATATTTAGTATTTAGTGATGATATAGAATGGTGTAAAACTCAATTTGTTGGTGATAAGTTTATTTTCATAGAACAAGAAAAAGATTATGTAGAATTATTTTTACAATCAAAATGTAATCACAATATAATTTCAAGCTCTTCTTTTTCATGGTGGGGAGCCTATTTAAATAATAAAGAAAACAGAAAAATTGTTGGACCTAAGCAATGGTTTAGTAATACAAAAAGAAATAATATAATACCTCAATCATGGATAACAGTTTAATAAATCTTTTTAGATCTAAGCAAACCGATTATGACATTGTAAAAAGTGCTTGTGAGTTTTCATTACCTAATACAGATCGTGTAGATGTATCTGTTATTATTCCTGTAATGAATAGAGAAAGCTTTCATCATCCTTTAGTAGAACATCTTAAAAAGGCAATGAATAATTTTCCAGAAAAAACTTATTGTATAACTTTTGTTGAGCATAGTGACATTCCTAAACATAGATCATTAAGTCAAATAAGTAACAGTAATTATATTTGGATAAGAAAGGATGTATATGAACCTTTTAATAAATGTTTAGCAATGAATGTAGGTTCTTTATGGTCTACTGAAAGTGAATATTATCTTTTTCATGATATTGATTTATTAATGGACAAAAATTATTTTAAGGACATTTTCCAAAACCTAAAAAGAGTAAATCCATATTGTGCATTACAAACATTCGCTCATAGAAGAATATTAGTAATGAGCAAAGCATTAAGTAAGCAAGTTTTAAATCACCAGATTACATTAGAAGAATTACACCCTGGAGTTAATCCTCCTCATTCTAATCCAGGGGCACCAGGAGGATCTATTTTTATACATAATGATAGCTTTAAGAATGTAGGTGGTTATGATCCAGAATTTTTTCATAGCTATTCTCCAGAAGATGCGTTCTTTTTTCATAAATTACAATTAATGGTTGGGGTAGAAGGTTGTAATGATCCTATTATAGAAGCATATCATATGTGGCATCCATTTATGGGTGGATCCAATCCAGAGAAACCGAAGATGGAAGAGATATGGGATACTTTTAGGAATATGTTACCTAATGACAAGTTAGCATTTATTAATCACATAGCTAAAAATTTTAAAACAATAAAGTAATGAAAAAAGGATTTGAATATTTTGACAAAGTATTTTTAATTAATTTGGATAAAAGACCAGACAGATTAGAAGCCCGCTATAAAGCATTTAAAGAATATGGTGTAGATAATATTGTAGAAAGGTTTCGTGCAGTACCTCCGCCTCAAAAAGAGTTTGATTGGTATGTAAGTGATGGTAAACAAATTAAGTTAGGTGAATACGGTTGTATTTCATCTCATGTACTTATTGTAAAAATGGCAAAACAGATGGGATGGAAATCTGTTTTAGTTTTAGAAGATGATGTTAAATTTATAAACCAAGAATATATTAATGCTTCAATAGAACAACTTAAAGACACGGAATGGAATTTATTTTATTTAGGTTCTAATACACATACACCTTTAAATAAAGTTAGTGAAAATCTATTAGAACTAAAAGAAGGCTTTGCTACCCATGCTGTTGCATACCATGAAAGATTTTATGATAAAGTAATAGATGCTTTTGATAAAAAAGAAATTGAAATAATTGATGTTTGGCTATCCGAAAATGGACAAGCAAAAGGGAATTGTTTTTGTTCATATCCTATAACAGCTATACAAGAAAATAGTTTTAGTGATATACATAACCAAGTTATTGATTATAGTTGGATGATAAGTAAATTTGAAACTAATACACAGCACTTAAAAGATTAATATGATACACATTATTGGAGATAGTCACGTTTCATTTTTTAGTGGAACAACATATATGCAACCTACATGGCCTGGTTATGTGGATGGTAAAGGTGGAACTAGCATAAGAGCATCTTATATTAAAGGGGTTCGTCAATATAGATTAGGTCCTTTAACAGCATATAACTTTGAAAAGAATGCTTCACAATGGGTACATGATATTTTATCATTAGAAAATATTGATAAAGAAAATGATTGGATATTTTTTAATTTAGGAGAAATAGATTGTAGTGGCCATCTCCCTCAGCAAGCAGAGAAGACATCTATAAATAAAGCCGTTGAAGTATGTGTTAGAAAATATGTTACTTATTTAGCTTCGATTAAAGCACAAGGTTATAATGTAGGAGTAATTGGTCCACATATTGCAATGTGGCATACTAGAAATGAACAAGTAGTAGAAATAACTAAAAGATTTAATGAAATGCTAATGTTTTCAGGATTTAAATATGTTTCTATCTTAGATGAATTATTAGATAATCCTAGCAATGATAATTATATAGACGGTTATCATCTTTCACCAAAAGTATGGCCTTTATTTAAAGAAAAGTTTTTAGAATTTACAAATTTAGAAGATAATGAAATTAGTATAAATTATGATTCTTATAAAGATCTAGAATATTGGAATGGTATATTACCTGAATGGGAAGATGTAAATAAAAAACATATTTATGTAGCAGGTGGTGGTATATTTTCTTTAGTGATGGGAATGATATACAATATGAAATGGCTGGAAGGTGTACGTGAAACTGCTGGAGAAAATATTAAAAATCTATTTTTTCAACAAAATAAAGAATGGACTTACGATAAGAAAAAGAAAGAATATATTAAAATTGATAAAATGGAATCTTCTTATAATCCTAAAGATTTAAATATGATTAATTTTATTTTTGATCAACCTAAGAGAACTAAAGATTATAATCGCCAAGAAGACTATAGAGGTCCTGGTAGTACTGAAAATTGTGAACTTAATTTATTAGTTAAAGCAAATCAACCGGATATTTTGTTTTTAAGAAAATTAGCTAGAAAATTAAATTTCAATAAGAGAATAAAAAAGCTTATCAAAAATGAAGAAAGTAAAATAGATTTTAAAAATTCATTAGGTGTTCATATTAGATTAACTGATATGAATGGGATTCATCCTGAGCACGGTGAAGTTAATTTTAATGATTTTGCAAAAAATATTAATTTAATATTAGAAGAACACCCAGAGATTAATACAATATTTGTAGCTTCTGATAATAATGAATCTATTAATAAACTAGTCCGTAGGTATAAAGATAGAATTAAATTTATTAATAATTTAAATAGGTGTGAAACTGAATCAGGGGATTCCTATAAATTACAATTGGAAAATTATCACAAGAAAGAATTTTGGGAGCATTCATTTTTAGATATGATGATGCTAAGTAAATGTAAGTATCTTTTACATAGGACTAGTAATGTAGCTAATGCTGCTTTAGTCTTTTCTGATACAATCATAAAAAATTACAATATAATAAAAAAATAAACATTATGGAAAAAATTTATTCAAAAGTAGATCCTACAAAACTATTACATATAGTACAAAGATTTTCAGAAATTGTTGAACCTAGAGAAGATCTTATTCCTGAAGAACAATTTATTCAATGTTCTACTTTAAAAATGGATCAAGGAAAAACATTTAAGCCACATAAACATATTTGGAAAAATAGAACCAGAGATGTAATTGCTCAAGAGTCTTGGATAGTAGTTCATGGTAGTGTGAAATGTATATTTTATGATCTTGATGATACCGTTTTAGCAACTCCTATATTAAAACCAGGTGATGCATCTTTTACTTTAGAAGGTGGTCATAATTATGTTATCTTAGAGGATGATACTGTTGTTTATGAATATAAGACAGGACCGTATGAAGGTCAAAAGTTAGATAAAACATTTATAGAAACAAAGTAAAAGATGGAAAAAACATATACATGTAAAGGTTCTATAATAGGTTATCCTAGAAGTGGAAACAATTGGTTAAGATACTTGGTAGAATATTTTACAAAGTATGAAACCGTTTGTGAACCAGCTAATACTCCTATGAGAAAACCTTTACATCTTTTATCTCCTAGTATTAATAGTGAAAATAAAGATACAAAAGATAATGATACATTGTGGAATACTCATGGACATGAACCTAAGGTTAATAAGATGCTTAAAAAAGCCAAAGGAAAGCATATCTTAATATTACGTAATTATAAAGAATGTATACCAAGACATATTAATGTAGCTTATCCATTTGAAATTTATGATAATAACTTTAAAGATATAGGTAAATTAACAAATCTTGAGTTGATATTTAATGAAGCCAATGATGGAAATTCATTAGATCTTATTCATTACTTATCTCTATTAAATGATTATCATAATTACGAAGGAGAAAAATTATTACTTTATTATGAAGATTTAATTAATAAAGAAACTATTAAAGAATCACTTATAAAGTTAATTAATTTTTTAGATGGTGACATTACATTAATAGATGCATTTTTAGATACATATGAAGAAAGATCTAATGAATGTAAAGTTTTATATAAGCCATTAGGTGGTTCTCAATCACCAGCAGGCCAAAGCATATTTCATTCTAAAGTATTTACAGATGAACAAAAATATTTTATGGATGATTTAATATCATCAGACTATTCTCATTTAACAGATTATGTAAAATGTTATTTTGAAGATAGAGATATTTTTATACATTCCGATGCAGAGTTTAAAATTAAACCAAAATTAGGAGATCATATAGCAATTGATAAAGGCGTTTATTGTACGGTGAATGCTAAGATTGGGAGTTATACTCACATCTCACCTTATACAACAATCATAGGTGGTAAGACTGGTCAATTTGAATGTAAAGGTTTTAATAATATTATGGCAGGTGCCAGAATAATTTGTGGTTCTGATAGGTTTGATGACAGCGGATTATTTGGAGCATTAATACCAAAAGATCTAAAAGGAAAGCAAATTATAGAACCAGTAATTATGGAAAAATTTTCTAATATAGGAACTAATTCTATTGTCTTACCAGGATCTATTTTAAGAGAAGGTGTATTATTGGCAGCTGGGAGTTTATTAATAGGTGATACTGAACCTTGGGGTGTTTATAAAGGAAATCCTGCTAAATTAGTAAAGGTAATTGACGGAAGTAAGATTAAAGAAAATGCAAAACAATTAATGGCTGATGGCAATTAAGAAAACAAAAATTAATATGAGTGGTGGTGGCTTTCAGCATACCATATCTTCAACGGGTAGTCCTACTAAATATGTAGATTGGGTACAAGGATTAGCCACGGCGAAGATTACTATTCATATTGATGATGCATTAATTGGAAGATATTCTTCTTTTTATAGTAAAGGTAAAAATTATGGTTGGTTATGTGAAGCTAGGCCTGTTTCTTTTTATTATAAATGGCATACTAAAAGATTGCCTTATTATGCAAAGGAAGAAATAAAAGAAAGATATTCTATATATGAATGGTGTGAAAATAATATAGAAGAATTAAAGAAGAAATTTATTAAAGTATTTACTCATGATAAAAAGCTTGCTGAGATGGATGATATATTTCAGCTTACATTGTGTTCAGGTAAATCTTTTTTAGAAGATAAGTATTTTAAAAATGGAAAGTTTCCTAAAAAAGATAAACTTATATCTATGATTGCCTCGGATAAAGTATTATGTGAAGCTCATGAATATAGACAAGAAATGATTAAAAAATATACTAACTTTGGAGTTGATCATTATGGTAGAGGTTATCATGAAATTGAAGATAAGGCTGAAGGTTTAAAAAATTATTACTTTTCTATTGCAATGGAAAATGCTACGTATTCAAATATGTTTACAGAAAAATTAACCGATTGCTTTATGACTGGTACAATTCCTGTTTATTATGGAATACCAAACATCGGTGATTTTTTTAATTTGGATGGTATTATTATCATGGATGAAAATTTTGATATAAATGATTTAGATATTGATTTATATAAGAGTAAAGAAAAAGCTGTATTAGAAAATTATAAAAAAGCTAAAAAACTTTTGCATGCTGAAGACTTTATTTTTAAACAATTTATACTTCCAACAATATAAATATATAATATAATAATATAGATTATGAGTTTTAAATCCGTAACACAATTAGAAAAAAGATTAGGTGAATTTTTTGGAGCACCTTATGTTGTATGCCTTGATGCATGCACTCATGGAATTGAATTATGTTTAAGACTTCAAAATCTTTCTTATATTTCAGTTCCTAAAAGAACTTATATCTCCGTTCCTTTTTTGGCTAACAAATTAAATATAAAACTAAATTGGAGAGATGAAGAGTGGCAAGATTATTATAAAGTTAATGAACATTTTAAACCTATTTATGATGCAGCGGTATTATGGAAAAAAGATAGTTATATTCCAGGATCGTTTATGTGTTTAAGTTTTCAATTTCAAAAGCACTTATCTTTAGGTCGAGGTGGTGCTATACTTTGTGATAATGAAGAAGATGCAATTGCCTTGAAGAAAATGTCATATGATGGAAGACTACCTGAAATTCCTTGGAGGGATCAAGATATTGAATCTTATGGGTATCATTATTATATGACACCTGAAACTGCTCAGTTAGGATTGGATAAATTTGATGACGCGGTTAAATCAAAACCTAAACAATGGGTAATAACAGATTGGCCAGATTTAACTAAGATGGCAGTCTTTAATAAAAAAGAAGAAGGTATAGATCCATATCTTCAAACTAGATAATTAAATAAAATTAAAAAGAAAATGAAAAAAGCATTTATAACAGGAATTAATGGTCAAGATGGATCATACTTATCAGAATACCTACTAGGTCTAGGTTATGAAGTACATGGTATTGTAAGAAGAAATTCAACATCTGAAAATCAATCAGCCAGGTTAACTACAGCTTATGAGAGTGGCCAATTAACAACTCATTATGGAGACTTATCCGATCAAGGTAGTTTAGAAAGATTACTTGGAGAAATACAACCTGATGAAATTTATAACATAGCTGCACAAAGTCATGTTAGAGTTAGTTTTGATGTTCCTCAATATACCGTTCAAACAAATGCATTAGGTGTATTAAATATATTAGAAGCATACCGAAGAGCCTGTCCTACAGCTAAATTTTATCAAGCATCTTCTTCTGAAATGTTTGGTTTAACTGTTGAAGATGATGGCTTCCAAAGAGAAACGAGTATAATGAATCCTGTATCACCTTATGGATGTTCTAAAGTATTTGGTTATAATATTGTAAGACATTACCGAAGAGCTCATAAACTTCATGCAGTTAACGGAATTTTATTTAACCACGAATCTCCAAGAAGAGGAAGTAATTTTGTAACTAATAAAGTTGTAAAAGCTGCATGTTCTATTAAATTAGGTTTACAAGATAAATTAGAATTAGGTAATATGGATTCTTATAGAGATTGGGGACATTCAAAAGATTATGTAAGAGCAATGCATGCTATTTTAAATCATGATGAAGCAGATGATTTTGTAGTATCAACAATGGAAACTCATTCTGTTAGAGAAATGTGTGAATTAGTATTTAAATATTTAGATTTAGATTATAAGGACTATGTAGTACAAAATCCTAAATTTTTAAGACCTGAAGAATTACCATATCTTAAAGGTGACTCTACAAAAATTAGAGAAACTTTAGGATGGAAACCAGAATATACTTTTGAATCTATGATGCATGAAATGTGTGATCATTGGATGGATGTTTTACAAGGCAAGGAATCCTTAAGATAATGAAAGAAGACATTAAGGAATTAATTGAAAAGGAAATAGAGGCAATAAAAAATATCCCTATTGACTTTTCTTTTGAATTGGCTATTAATAGAATTAGAAATAAAGTTCATAGCTTAGGTCCTAATGGAAAGGTAATATTATCAGGAATAGGTAAAGCTGGCCAAATTGCTTTAAACATTGCTACAACTTTTAGTTCTACAGGAACTCCAGCATTTTACTTGCATCCTACCGAAGCTCAACATGGTGATCTAGGAATACTTCAAAAGAACGATGTACTTATTTTATTATCTAACTCTGGAAAAACACGAGAAATTTTAGAATTAGTAGAATTATCTAAACAAATGTATTCTGATATTAGTATTATTTCTATTACAGGTAATAAGGAAAGTCCATTAGCAATGAAATCAGATATCATTTTACATATAGGAGATGCTGAAGAAATTTGTCCTTTAGGATTAACACCAACTATATCTACAACTCTTATGACAGTGATAGGTGATATCTTAGTTGTTGAATTAATGAAAAAAATTAAATTTACAAAAGCAGAATATGCTAAGAGGCACCATAGTGGTTATTTAGGAAAAATAGCTAAAGGATATCTTTAAACAATTCTTTAAAATTACATATAATAATAAATAGATATGAAAGAAATTAATCAAAGAATCTTAAAAGAATCTAGAACTATTAAAGGTGGAGATTTTCATAGTTGGTATGAAGGTTTAAGTCCTATTGAAAAATTAGCTTATGGTAACTCTTTAAGAAATAATAAATCTCCCTTTGTAATTCCTTTATGAAAACTTTATATAAAATAAAAAATTGGATTAGAGGTTTCTTTCTTAATCCTTTTGGTCTTCTCCCTGAACACCAAGGAGCTTTTGGTTGGTCACCTAAAGAATTTAAGAAAGCAAAAAGGTGGGCTAAAAATCAACCCCACCCTAAATTTCCAGATCATCCAAGTTATTCTTTATGGGATTATGTAAATAATAATTGGATTGATTCAGAATATAAGTTAAATGAAATTAACAAAATTAAAACAAAAAAGAAAAAATCCATATAATTAAATAATGGCAATGGAAGGTAAACAGATGAATATTGATTTGGATTCTACTACAGAAATTGTATGTGATGAATGCGGTCATAATGTATTTAGGCCAGCTTTCTTTTTAAGAAAAGTTAGTAGGTTTATTTCACCTGATGGCCAAGATAGATTATTACCTTTGGATACAATGGAATGTAGTAAATGTTTAAATATTAATAAAGAATTTCAGGCTGCACCGCCTAAAACAAAAACAAAAACAAATAAAGATGGCAAAAACAATTAAAATGGAAAATGCGGTACATCCGCATGATACTAAAGAAGGACAGCAAGAATTAGCTAATGAGCTTCCTCCAAGAAAGATGAGTGAAATCATTGCTGATAAAAGAGCTGCATTAAAAAAGAATGAAGATTTATTAAGAGATCTTCAAACTAATGAGTATGATATTCCTGTAGGTTCTGCAAAACTTTATAAACAAATAATGAAGTTTTTAGAAAAGGAGGCTGATTGGGGTCATACTACTGCAACAGGTTTGATTATGTTATACTCTAACATGAAAGAACAACAACCAGTAACTAGAGAAAAGGACTGGGATGGAAATATTAAACTAAGAGGTACAAGTATTACTATCTTTTGGTCAATGATTACTTCAATGAAAGGTAAAGGATTTTTTGCTGCTCGTGATTTTGTAGAAATGATGGCTGCATTTGGTTCAGATCTTTCTAAAGTTGTTGGAAAGGTACATGAAGATAACCAGGCTCTTCGAGAAAATCATGCAGAAATGGCTAAATTAGATCAAGAAGTTAATCATCCAGATGTTATTCTTGATGTTGCAATTGATGAGTATCAAAAAATGGAAGAAGAGTTACATGAATTGATGGATGAAGTTGATCCAGTAGTAGAAAACGTGTAAATATGGGATTCCACAAAAGACATATTGATAATGAACAAGTTTTAAGGCTTTATGAAGACGGTGGAATTAATAGAATACGTGAGTGGTACACAAAAGGTGTAGATGCATTAATAACAGAAACCGGCCTGGCTTCACGGGTCGGTCATGTTATTTCAGATGATGAATGGACTCAAATGGGTACAGTTCGACAAGACGAGGAAATATTCAAATTAATCAGACAAGAATACGGAACTCCTGTAGTTAAAAAATAACTTCTTCCTTGTTGAATAAATAAAGAAAACAAACTATTTAACATGGAACATATTAAAGACTATAAATTATTTAAAGAGTCTCTACAAATTGATTTAATTACCGAAAGATTTAGTTCATCTATTCTTAGAGATTTTGCTTCTCAAGATGGGTTAAAATCAAGATGGAGCGGTAATTTAGCAAAGGACATGCAAAAATTTGCTAATCTTGCTATTGATAAAATTTCAGATTCAGATTTTACTACAACCACACCAGCAGCTTATTGGAAAGGTCCTGATGCTAAAGATCCTAATAAAGTAGGATTCTTTGTTGATGATGACAAGAATTTCATTAAGTGGGCAAAAGCAAACAAAAAATATTTGCCAGGTGCATTAGATTTAAAGAACATTTCTAAATATGGAGTTGTACTTTCTGTTGTTAGAGGTGGAGTTGGTATGTGGTCCGGTTTTGCAATGGATAGAGGATCAACTTATAGCCGACACAGAAAAGGTGCGGATGATAGATATGGAGTTCTTGCAAAAGATTATGAAACTCGTTCTTTGTATAATGGATGGGACGGTGCTCCTGCTCCTAAAGTAACAAGAAAGAATCTTATTGATGCCGCAACTCGTGTATATGTTTTAGATTTAAATAGTTTAAGAGACAAATACGATGTAAGTGGATTAAAATCAGATCGTGCAAATTCTAAAATGGGTGCAACTGCCTTAAAAACTGCTAAAGAAATTAAAGATGAAAACCGTAAAAGGTATACTGCTATCTTGCAAGATAAAGCAGCAATGACTGATATTGATAAAGCAGTTAGAGATTCAATTGAAATGCTAAATCAACATATCTCTGATGCTTTAGATAAAGGTGAAATGGATCAATACGGAAACTTTGTTATTGGCAAAAGTCCTAGAGGTGGATCTGTATCAATTAAAGACGGTGCAAATGCCATCCGAAATATGTTAGATGATTATCAAAGATATAAGGATTACGAAAGACAAGATAAAGATGCAAAGGCTGATGGTAGAGAAGATAACTATTATGCAAGAGAAGTTAAAGCTTATGCTAAAAGACTTACTGATTATGCTAAAAAAGTAAAGGCTAAAAATTACGCTTGGTAATTATGAAACATATAAAAGAGTACGAGCAATTCTTATGTGAAAAGTCAGGCCCTTGTTGGGATGGTTATAAAATAGGATCTCCTAAAACAAAGATATCTTCTAAAACTGGTAAAAGAGTTAATAATTGTGTTCCTGTAGATGAAGAAGTTAATGAAAATAAATTTGACATTGCTTTAAATAAAATGGATGAATGGTTACCAGAAGATCCAGATGCAATGGAGAGATACATGGAAATATTAAACCAAGAAGGACCTAAGGATATGGAAAAATTCTTTATTGAGTATGGTGATGAAGATAGGTTACAGAGTTATGGTCTTAAAAGTAGAGATATGAAAAAGCTTGCTAAGATGGCATTTGAATCTGAAGAAGTTACTGAAGCTATGGATGTAAATGATCCTGTTCTTGAAAATGCAGTTAGAGATCTACATTTTGAAACAGATCCTAAAAAAGCAGAAGAAATGAAAATAGCTATCGGTGCATCTCAAGGAGAAGTTATAAGGCGTAAACAAATTGAAGGCGGTAATTATTCATTAAGAAGATTTAGAAAAGAGATTAAATATGATAAGACTGGTAAAGATCTTGATGTATTTAAACCTGGCAGTTATATGGCTGCTACTTCTAAATTAGGTGATGGCCCACACAAGAAAGCTGTTGCTAAAGTAAAATGGAATAGAAAGAAATATGACCAATGGTTAGAAGATGTCGCGTCAAACGATGGTTGGAGAAATGCATTCGATATGGCTCAAAACGCTAAGCACGAACCAGGTCTATTACAATGGGCTAAGAAAGAATTTAGAGGTGAAGATCCAATACAAAGAATTCAATGGGATATTGAAGCATTTGCAGAATCTGTAGTTAACGAAAAGAACTTTATTAAAAAATATACAGAATTTTTATTAGAAAAGAAAAAGGAGAAGGAATCCTTTGAAGATAAAATTGAAGGTGATGGATATTATAAAGGCATATCTACATCAACCGCTCGTCAAAAGGTGGATCAAATGAAAAAGCAATCTCAGATGTCTGATGATAATCCAGATGCTTATAAAGAAATGCCAGGTGATACTAAAGGTAAAAAACTTTTAAAGAAATCTAAACACACTAAAGCATTTGATGATTTATATGCTGATGAAGCCTTAGAAGAAATGGTTACTAATGAAAGTGTAATGAGTGAATTACATGTAATGATGGAGGAGGCTAAAAACTTTAATCAGTTTAGAAAAATGTTTTATGAAGAGTTTAGTGATAAGGTTAAACCTAATAAAGATATGGATTCTTGGTTAAAAGATCTTTATGAAGAAGGTTTAGGTGAAGGTCTTGAAGAAAAGGCAAGTGGTGATCGTGGTCCTATTAAAGGAAAAGGAATAGAAACTGGTCTTAAAAAGAAATCCGAACAGACTGGTGTAGCATTACCCTTATTAAGATTGGTAATGAGAAGAGGTATGGCCGCATGGAAAAGTGGACATAGACCTGGTGCCGGCCAAGAACAGTGGGGTTATGCTAGAGTTAATTCATTTTTAACTAAAGCTCCTGGTACTTGGGGAAGGCCTTTAGATAATCCTAAAAAGAATGGGCCTAAAGGAAAGTTTGGAGCTGATGCTGATATTGCTAAAGAAGTTATCGATAAAGGGCAAGATAAGAAACTAAAAACAACAGGTTTACCTAAGTAATGAAATTTGTAAAAGGCTTTAAGGATTTTGATAAAGTATCTGAAGAACTTAAGTATCATGTAGATAATGGTATAGGTTTAGAAGATACTGTTTTTCGTTTAGGATCTGATGCTCATGGTAAATTATTTGAGGAAGCAAAACAATACTGGGATGAAGGTAATCTTATATTAAAAGGTAAAGGTGGGTGGATGTCTAAAAACCTTGAAGTAGGAAAGGCTGCTATTTATAAAGATCGTAAATCAGGAAGAACTAAAAATGTTAAACTTGATTCACCAGAAAGAGGAGGTAACAGAAAGTTTATTGTTTATCGTAACAGTGGAAGAACCGATAAAGAAACAGGAAAGATTGTTGCAAAGAAAATTGAATGGGGAGATCCTAAATTAGCAGTAAAGAATGATGATCCAGGTAGAGCCGCTAGTTTTTGGGCAAGACACCAATGTGATCAAAAGAAAAAAATGGATCCTAACAAAGCAGGCTTTTGGGCATGTTATGGACCTTCATTATTTGGAAAGCAATTAGGATTAAAAAGTACTAATCCTTGGTAAATAAATAATTATATTATGAAGAAATTAATATGTGATACAATTTATACATTAACTTTTAAAAAAGTATGTTTAGGTTGGTGTGATAAAAATAAAAAGAAGTAATGAAAAACTTAAAAAGAATAGATGAAGCTGTAGGTTCCATCGTCGAAAGAAGAGTTGCTGCTGATAGATTACTTAAAGATGTTGTAAAAGGATCTACCTCAGCCGTAGAAGGTATTAAATTATCTAAAGAAATGGCTCAAGCATTTTTAGATTGGCAAAGAATGTCTACTTATGGAAAGAAATTCGGTAAGTTACCTTTTTATATGTTATTCACTGCTGCTTTTAATTGGGGATTAGACAGATACATTGGCAAAGATAAAAAGATTAAAGCTGAATATAAAGAACTTAAGGCTAAGGCTAAAGAAATGAGTAAGGAACAAAAAATGAAAGCTGAATCTTTAGATGAAAAAAGATCCACACCTTATGGAGAAATTATGTTAGATATTGATGCAGCATCTAAACAAGTTAAACTTCCAATGTCATGGATGAAAGATTATGTTAAATCAATTGAAAGAATGGCAAAAAGAAATGCTAAAAGATTCTTTAAGGATTATGGAAGTTTTAGTGTAGAGGACTGGGCTGAAGATATGGAATATAATTTTGCTAATGAGAGTAAAGTTAATGAAGCATCATTAACGCATGCAGAGGTAAAGAAAGTAATAAAAGGGATGTCTCGAAAGAATAAAATAGCACTTGAAAGAGCTATTAAAGACGGAACAATAAAGACGTCTGAAGATTTAAGTAATTGGGCAAAATCTATTAATGAAGCTAAGTTTAGTTTTTCTGAAGATCAAGTAAAAGATGTTGCTGAATTAATAGCAAAAGCAATTGCAAAATTAGATAAAACTAAAGCAGCAGTTCATGATATGGAATATGATGCAGGTCGTGGTGCTGGTTTTGAAGTATCAATGGGTGGTGAGAAATATGAAGGAGGAAGTTATGTAGTAAGACCTAATGGTGAAGTTTATAATGCTGCAATCGGTAATTCATTTCCTAATGCTGTATATGCAAAGATAGGAGATAAGGATATTAATAAAATTATAAAGAACATTAAAAAGTTTGAATCTGTTGAAGTAAATGAAGCTGCGCCTAGAATGAAAAAGTCCAAAGAAGAGATGGATATTGAAAAAAGTATGGCGATAGTTTCAGGTTTAAAGAAAGGTGGAGCTGGTAATAGATACGGTAAAGAATTTGATAGAGCTAAAAATAAAGCATTAGCTGCTATTAATGATATGTTAACATACGCAAAAATAGGAGTATAAAATGAAAAACTTTAAAACATACGAACAATTTATATCAGAAGGTAAAGTTGTAGATAAAGTAAAGCAACAAGAAGAAGATATGGATGCTAAAGAATTAGCTGATATCCTAATCATTACCGATGTTGACGAGAATCAAGTTAATGAAAGAAAGTTTTCAGAAGAAGAAAGAAAAGAATTAGCTAAAAAAGGATTGGCTTTACCTAACGGGAGTTTTCCTATAGTAAATTTAGATGATTTAAAAAATGCAATCTTATCTTTTGGTTTGGCTAAAAATAAATCTGAGGCTGCTAAATTTATTGCTAAAAGAGCAAAAGCTTTAGGTGCTGATGACTTACTTCCTGATACTCCTGATTTTAATAAAGCTTTAAAAGAAGTTGCCATGAGAGTTCCTGCGAGAACAATTGCTATAGATGATGAAGAATTAGAAGAAGCAGATAAAAACTGGAGTGATAAAGTAAAAACAGATAATGAACTACCTGAAGGAACTTTTACTAAATCTGCTAAAGAAATAGCAGATACACTTAAAAAATATAGTGATGATCTTAAACAAGCAATGTCAAGATTAAATTTTTATATTAATCGTGGAGGTAAAGGATTAGATAAAAAAACAATAGCTGAATTAGAAAAAGCTAAAGAATTACTTAGAAAACTTTATTAGAATTAATTATGGCTTGCAAATCTTGTAAATGTGGTAAACATTCTCATGATAAGGTTATAGAACAAATGGATGATTTGACTAAACCTTTTACTCAAATTCATACAACTGATACTTTAGTAAGACATTTTGATAAAGATGCACCTGATCATTTATATAAATGGCATGCCGATGATGAAGATAGGTATGTGGAATCTTTAAATGAAAATGATTGGAGTTTTCAGTTTGATAATGAATTACCTCAATCAATAGAACCTGGTAAGATTATTTATATTCCTAAAGGTGTTATTCATAGATTAATTAAAGGAACTTCAGAACTAAGTATTTATATAAAGTCTTAACTTAAACCATTTTTTATTTCTCAGTATAATTAATATACATTAACTTTCAGAAGTTAAGTCAACTTGTTATATTTTTTATATAAAATTATACTATGGGAGAAATTTATCCAGAAGAAGAATCAAAACAAAAGAAAGCACCAAGATTTAAAAAGACCACTTTAGTGTTGGATACTTATGGAACCAACCTAAGTAAAAGAGCAATAGAAGGTAAATTAGATCCAGTGATTGGAAGGTCTGAAGAAATTTTGAGAGTCATACAAATTTTAGGAAGGAGAAGAAAGAATAATCCTGTTTTAGTTGGTGAACCGGGTGTAGGTAAAACTGCTATCGTGGAAGGTTTAGCTTTAAAGATGTCTGAGGGTAATGTTCCTGTATCATTACAAGGTAAAATCATTTATACATTAGAATTATCCACTATCGTTGCAGGTACAAAATATCGTGGACAATTTGAAGAAAGGATGAAATCTATTGTAGATGAATTAATTCTTAATCCACATATTATTGTTTTTATTGATGAATTACATACCTTAGTTGGGGCAGGTGGTTCTACCGGATCTTTAGATGCATCTAATATAATTAAACCAGCTTTAGCAAGAGGAGAAATTAGATGCATAGGGGCTACAACCTTTGATGAATTTAGAGAAAATATTGAAGGTGACGGTGCTTTAGATAGAAGATTCCAAAAGGTAACTGTAGAGCCACCAACATTGGAACAAACAATAGAAATACTTTCTAACATTAGGCATAAATATGAAGATCATCATAGTGTATCTTATTCCGATGAAATTATAGATCTTATTGTAAAATTAGCAGACCGTTATGTTATTGATAGGTATTTCCCAGATAAAGCTGTAGATATATTGGATGAGGTAGGTTCTTATAAACATTTAACTAATATGAAGATTCCTCAAAAAATTAAAAATTTAGAAGAAAGACTAGTTCAAAAAGAATATGATAAGAGAAGAGCAGTTGAAGAACAGAGGTATGAATTAGCAGCTAAAGAAAGAGATGCATGTTTAACACTTAAAGATAAAATTAAAAGTGATCTCCGTATATGGAAAGAACAAATGGCGGTTAATCAATTAGAAATTTTAGAAGATGATGTACTTAAAGTTGTTTCAAAAGCAACAGGTGTTCCTATAGAAAAAATATCTGATAAAGAAAATAAAAATCTTTTAGGTATTAATGATCACTTATCATCTAAAGTAATCGGACAGCAAGATGCAGTAGATAAAATTTCTGTAACTATACAAAGAAATAGAGTAGGAATAAGAAAAAGAAATAGGACTGTAGGTAATTTTATTTTCTTAGGACCAACCGGAGTAGGAAAAACTCAATTAGCAAAAGAAGTAGCTAATTATCTTTTTAATAGTGAAGATGCATTAATCAGAATTGATATGAGTGAATATATGGAACCTCATTCTATTTCTAAAATGATTGGAGCTCCTCCAGGTTATATAGGGCATGAAGGTGGTGGGTTTTTAACAGAGCAGGTAAAAAGAAAGCCACACTCTGTTATATTATTTGATGAAGTAGAAAAAGCTCATCCAGAGGTCTTTAATGTATTACTACAAATGTTAGACGATGGTCATTTAACAGATTCATTAGGTAGAGTAATTGATTTTAGAAATTGTTTAGTTATTCTTACATCTAATACAGGATCAAGAAAACTGGAAGAGTTTGGATCTGGGATAGGTTTTAATTCTAAGCAAAGGTTAGCTACTCAAATGGAAGATGAAAAAGCTACATTAAGAAAAGCTTTAAAAGGAAGGTTTTCTCCAGAGTTTTTAAATCGTATAGATGAAATAGTTGTATTCAATAGATTACAAGAAGATGATGTAATGAAGATATTAAATATTGAATGTAAAGATTTATCAACTAATTTAAAAGAGATAGGAAATTATAAATTAAAAATATCTAAAGCTGCAAAACAAATAATTTTAAAAGAAGGTTATGATCCTAAGTATGGTGCTAGGCCGTTAAAAAGAACTTTAGAAAGAATGATTGAAAATAAAATATCTGAGTTAATACTCAAAGGTGAATTAACAGAAGGTGGAATTATAAATGTAAAAGGAGCAAAGGGTCAACTAAAAATAGAAGTAAATAAATAATAAAATGCCGTGTATACCTTGTCCAATTTGTATCACTGTCGCTACTGTGACAGGTGCAGCAGTAATAATAAAAAGAAATAAAATGAATTTTTTAAAAAAAATATTTAAAGGTAAAACAGAATTAGAAAAATTAGAAGATCAACATAAAGATCTTTTAGGTCAGGCATTTCTTGCTTCTAAAACAAATCGAACCTTAAGTGATACATTAACATATGAGGCAAGTAAGATAGAAGAAAAGATAATTGAATTAAGAAAGAATGAAACTAATTAAAAAATTAATCTTCTTTATTCAATTAAGGTTTGCAAAAAGAAAAAGAAAATCAATATGGGATCTATGAAAATATTAATTTATATAAAAAAAGAAGACGCTGTATCTGGTAACATAACAGAGTATCATACTCATTTACCACAACCAGGTTATGCTAATTATGTACAAGTATCTATTTCACAAGATGAGTTTGCTAGGTTAGAAGATAGAGTAGAATTTATCGGTGAAGAAGAAATGGATAAGTTAGAAGAAGAATCTAATGGAAGGAGTAAAGAATGGTATAAAAATCAATATAATCGTAATAGATCACCAAAAGATCAAATTAAATAAACAATATGAAATCAATAAAAGAATTAACTGATAAAATATCTTTTAGGTTACTGGCTACCCGTAAGCATGAAGATTATGATTGGTTAGAAGATCAAATGAGGCAGGTTGTAAAACCAAAATCATTCTTAGATAATAAATGGGTAAAGGTAATTTTTAGTCTCTCTATTATGTTATCGGCTATCCCTTCTATTTACCAAGACTTTACTTATGGGCACCAAGGAACTTGGACTCATTATGGCATGGCTCTTGTTGGAGTTTTATATTTTATTGAATCATTATTATGGACACTAGATTTATGGAAAAAGAATTAAAGAAAAAATTAGAAAAATATGAGGATCTTATTTTTGAAGGGCATTCAATAGACAATAAAGATTTTTATAATTTAAAAAGACAACTTTTAAAAGGAGAACATTTAGACCTTATTCAAATTTTTGAGGTTTTAGAATCTATGATTGAAAAAAGAAACAATGATTTAATGAATAGAAGATTAAATCTTCTTACTATTTGGTCAACAATATTTTTACCTCTTTCATTTTATACAGGTCTTTGGGGTATGAATTTTGATGATGTACCTTTAATCTCAGATGATAACGGTTTTTGGATATTTACTGCACTCTCAGTATTAACAATAGGTGGTATGTGGTGGTATTTTAAGAAACATAAATGGATATAACATGAAAATACATATTATTGGAGTACCAAGAAATCCATCAACTCCTAAAATTTCGATGGATCCTTATGCAATGGTAAGTTATTATTTAACTACATACTTACATAGAAAAGGTTATGATGTAGATTATTATGGATATGAACAGTCTACAGTTGAATGTAATAATAAATGGATTTGTGCTGATGAAAAACATCACAAAAAATATTGTGTAACAGACCCTTCACAGCAATGGGAACAGAATCATGATGGAGAAAGAATATACAACTCTAATGCAATAAATTATTTACTTAAAAATTTAAAAGATAATGAAATAGTTATTTGTATGTGGTCTGTAGCAACTCCTTATGTTGCAAATGCTGTAAACAATAAATTTGAAAAGCATGATATTAAAATTGTTGATGGTCATATAGGCCACCGTCACCCTTCTCCTACTACAGCCTTTCATGTATTTGCTTCATATGCAAATAAACATTTTGTTTATGGTAGTATGCCTGAAGGTACTTTTAGTTATTGGCATGATGCTGTCATTTATCCTATGGCAAATGAGTTAAAGAATTTTACTTACAAATCTAAAAAAGAAGATTACTTTTTATTTATGGGAAGATTAAATGAAGATAAAGGAATTGGAATATTTTTTGACTTAGCTAAACATTTTAAAGATAAACAATTTATATTAGCAGGACAAGGAAAACATAACAAACAACCTTTGCCTAATGTTAAAGAAATTGGTGTATTGGATCCAATTCAAAGAAAAAAATATTTAGCAAATGCAAAAGCTGTTATTTCTCCTTCTCATTATGCTGAACCATTTGGTTTAACTGCTGTTGAGGCTGGTTTATCTGGGACACCAATTATTTGTACAGATCACGGAGGATACACTGAATCTGTAGTACATAATGTTACTGGGTTTAGGTGTTCTTATTTTAGTGATTTTGTTAATGCTATTAATAATATAGAAAACATTAGCCCAGCTTCATGTAGAAAAAATGCTGAAAGATTCTCAGCTGAAGAGTTAATCAAAGAGTGGGAAATTTATTTAAAAAGAATAAATCGATTAGGTTGGTATGCATTGGAAGAAAACAAATAAAAAACTTTCAGAATTTACCTTAATTTGTTATATTTAAATTAAATACCAAAATATGAAAACAAGGCTAGGTTACTGTTGCATCAATCTTAATTTACGAAAAACTACAATGGTCAATCGTACTTGTAGAAAAGCAACATTTCACCAAAAAGGATTATCCCATGTAAGTAACCTTGCTTTACAAAACATCAGAGATCTTATTGAAATTATTAAATGGAATGACAAAAACGGTTTTAAAGTTTATCGTATGTCATCTAATATGTTTCCTTGGATGTCTGAATATGAATTTAAAGATTTACCAGATTATAAAAAGATATGTACTTTACTAAAGGGTGTAGGTAATCTTGCTTCCAAGTATGGCCAAAGACTATCATTCCACCCCGGGCCATTCAATGTTCTAGGTTCTCCTAACCCAACACTCGTTGAGAAAACCATTAAAGAACTTAATCAGCATGCCGAAATTATGGATCTGATGGGATTACCTACATCTTATCTATATCCTATCAATATCCATTGTAATGGTGTTTATGGTGATAAAGATGCAGCTATGCAAAGGTGGTGTGATAACTGGTCTAAGTTATCCGAATCTGCTAAAAAGAGATTGGTTGTAGAAAATGATGATAAAGCAAGTATGTATTCTGTACAAGATCTTTTTGTAGGAATCTTTTCCGAAATTAAAGTTCCTATTACTTTTGATTTTCATCATCATAGATTTAATGATAGTGGCTTATCTGAAGAAGAAGCATTTATTCTTGCAAAACATACGTGGGATTATCATAACATCAGACCATTATTTCATTACTCTTCATGTCGAAGAACCTTTGAAGATCCAGGATGTAAAGTACAAGCTCATGCTGATTTTATCTATGAAAAGATTAATGATTATGGATGGAATGTGGATATAGAAGTAGAAGCTAAAGCTAAAGAAGTAGCTGTACTCAAATACAAAGATGAAACCGATTCTTTATTAGAATCATACCAACCTTTTGATACTCAATTGGCAATGGACCTAACCTAATTAAATAAGATGATACAAATCATAAAAGAAAAACCATTAAAAAGTACTACAAATGTACAAGGTTTATTAGTTCAAATAACAGGAGGTCAATGGTATGGCCTTACTAAAATGCAACCACCAAGAAATAGTTGGTTTGGCAGAGCCGGTAAATCTACAACAACTGGTAGAATAGATTTTGATAGAAAGGCAGCATTATTTATGAAAAGATATAAATCCGAACCTACTTTTGAAGAACTTAAAGAATTATTAATGGATATTCTTAACAATAAAGCAGATGCTCCTAAAGATGAGATGATATACCGCTAAATTGTTAATAACTTTTTGAAAAAAACAAGAATTTATAGTTCAAATTCCGCAAAAATGTATTATATTTATAATATAATTAAATAACGGAAAATGGAACATAAAATATTTGAAGTCGGTGGTTGTGTAAGGGACGAAATCTTAAACGTTCATACAAAAGACATCGACTTTACTTTTGTATTAGATAATACTGATATGACAGTAGAAGAAGGGTGGAATAAAATGTTATCTATCCTTGAATCTGAAGGATTTAAAATATTCTTAAAAACACCAGATTGTTTTACAGTAAGAGCTATGTTTCCTAAAGGCCATAAACATGAAGGCTTGGTTGCTGACTTTGTTATGTCTAGGAAAGAAGTAGGAGTTATACCTGGAACTAGAAAACCTATATTAGAATTAGGTACTTTAGAGGATGACTTAATGAGAAGGGATTTTACTCTTAATGCTTTATGTAAAGATGAGAACGGTAAAATCATAGATATGTTTAACGGTGTACAAGATTTACATGATAGGATCCTTAGGACTCCTTTACCTCCAATGAAAACTTTAATGGATGACCCATTAAGAATGATAAGAGGTTTAAGATTTTGTATAACTAAAGGATTTACTATCCATGATGAATTATGGAACTGTATGTTAGAGCCAGGTTTGTTAAAAAAGTTGGAGGATGTAGTTTCTCAAGAAAGAATCAGAGAAGAAGTTACTAAAATGTTTAAGCACGATACTCTTAAGAGTTTAAATCTTTTAAGATTAGTACCAGGATTGATGGAAGTTATATTAAAAGATGGAATGTGGTTAATGCCAACAACTAAAAAATAATAATATGAGATACACAGTAACATATACAATGTACATTGAGGCTAAAAATGATAAACATGCAGTCTCAAAGGCTGAGATGATTGCCGAAAGAGAACAGGCAAAATATCCAAACCAAAGATGTGAAATGGAGAAACTTCACTGTACTCCTTTTGCATCTTTACAAACAAGAGAAGTAGATGTTAATAAAATTAAATATGGAATATAAAACAATAATACCTATGGAGAGAATGAAAAAAGAAACACAATTTGTTGTAAGGGTTGTAAATAAGAAAGGTTATGTCAATGAATATAATGTAGATTATCCTAAAGCATATATTAATGCTATCATAGATAGGCAAAATGATTTAGCTGAACCTGATGTTAAGGAAGTATATGTAAATGATGTATTAGAAGCTAAGGCAGTAAAAGGAAAACTTCATAGAACACCATTACCTATAGTAGGTGATCTATTTTTGGTAAGAGGTTTACCAGGAAGTGGAAAAACAACTTTAGCTCAACAACTAACTCAGCATTATGTTGAAGCCGATCTTTATTTTTATGATGAGAGAGGTTCTTATCATTTTAATCCTAGTGAATTACCACAAGCTCATCAGTGGTGTTTACAAAGAGTAAAAGAATGGATAACTTTATGGGGATATTCAAAAATTGCTGTGGCTAATACTTTTACAGAAGAATGGGAAATGGCTGAATACATTAAACTTGCAAAACAGTATGGTTATAAAGTTCATACTATCGTGGTTGAAAATCGTCATGGTAGTTCAAGTCTTCATAATGTACCTGAAGCAACAATGCAAGCAATGGAAGATAGATTTGATATTAAATTATACTAAATGACAAAAAAATATAAAATAGAAACTCATATGGGAATAGGATTCTCCACAATAAGTGGACAAAAATACCTATTTCCAGGATGGATTCCAGTAGAAGATCATATTTCTTTTGATGATGTAGAAGTAATTAATCCTTATGCAAATGTTAAAGTTGAAGAATATCAAATAACTGGTTCACGAGGCGATAAATATACTATAACTAATAGAAATGGACAATTCTCATGCAACTGTCCTGCTGGTAGATTTAGAGGAAAGTGTAAACATATCGCACAAGTCAAAAAAGAACTCAGCTTAGTTGAATAAATAAAGAAAAACAATATAACATTATGAGTACCCAATACGGAATAGCAAAAATTGATGTAGCTGCAATAACAGATGCAAATGTTCAATTTGTAAGAGATACTGATTTAGGATTACTATTTAGAAAACATATTTCTAGAAATGAATCACCAGGAGGAGCTGCCGCATCTCTTTCAGGGACATCAACTGGAAACGGTTATACAATAGGCAAAGGAAAAATTTTAGTGCAAAATGCAACCTCAGCAAACGGTGTAGGATTAAAAGTAATGGCTGATATTATAGAAGATAATGGAATTCTTATTTCAGCATCTACCTGTGACCTTACTGCTAATATGCAATTACATCAAAATACTTTAAGATTAGCTTTTGATAAACAAATGGAAGACTTTGGAGTTCCTGGTACAACTTTTACTTATGCAAGAACAACTGCAACAGGATTACCTGCCTTTAACATTGGACCTAGCACTCAACCTGCCTTAGCTAGTACAGGTGGAACAGGAACTGCTGCAACTTTTGATGTAACAGTTTCACAAGGTTCTGTAACAAGAGTTGCTGTTAATGCATTAGGTTCAGGATATAGAATAGGAGATGTAATAACAATAACAAAAGCTTCATTAGATGCTGGGTTTGGTGGTACTTCAACTTTTGATTCCGATTTAACCTTTACTATAAGTGATAATAATGTACACGGAGCAATTGATACTTCTCAACCTATAACTATCATTGGTTCAGGAAACGGCTATGTTGCTGCTGAGGTTGTAACTTTATCTGAAGAAGGTTCATCATTTGTTGGAACGGGCGGAGTTACAATAGGAACTGTTTCTTCAACGGAAAACACTCCAGGAGATATAGATATTTACCCATGTGCAATTATGACTACAGCAGCTGGAGCAACACAAGCTGCGCCAGAAACAATCGTAGTAAAAGATATGGGAGGAAATACAGTAGTACTAGGTGGATTAGTAACAGGTCAAATAAGACCATTCTGTTTTTCAGAAGTAACAGGTGCAGGTACAGGACCAGCAGTTGGAGAAATAACTATTTTTTATAGGTAGTACATTAAAATAAAAAATAAAATTTAAAGATGGAAAAAGTAAAAGAAATTTTTGGAAAAATAGTAGGTTGGGTTGACTCAAAAGGATTCTCTGCTCTATTATCATTAGGTCTAGGATTAGGTCTTTGGGCATTTGGTTATAAGATATATGCTGGAATTGCATTCGGTGTATTCTTAACTAGAAACTGGGATCTTTTCAGAGGATGGCTCAAGAAGTAACTCAAAACACAATTTCATCTCAGTACATTTTTTGTTACTGGGATGATTATTGTATAATAAACAAAGAATTATGAAATACATTAAAGGTTTAAATTTAGAAGAAAAGTTAAAATTAAAAAATCCTAATAAGGATGGAGAAGCTGATATAGATTTTGTTGAAGTAAAGCCAGGTGATTTAAAAAAGATGGCTAAGAAATATAAATTAGATGCTGATGAGTATGAACCAGGAATGGTAATGCTTAAAGGAAAGAAAAAAGATATTGTAGGTTTCTTAAAAGATCGTAACTATGATATGGCTGATCAAGATATTGAAGGCATCTTTCCTGAATTATTAGAAAACAAAGAAGATTTTGAACCTCATATGATGTATGATCCTAAAACAGGAAAAGGTTATAAAGCTGAAACATATGAAGATCATTTAAGAATGGGCAAAATGGGATATGTTCATGAAAAACCAGAAAAGATGGATGAAGCAAAGAAATTTAAACCAGGTGATATGTGGTCAAATGATTTTGATTATGATGGAATGTTAAAGTTTGCATTAACTGTTAATGAAAAAACACCTATTAAGAAACTTAATCAATTATTTGATTCTGCAACAGATGTTAATTACCATACACCTTTTAGAAATTTAGGTATTGCTATTGATTGGATAGAAGATGGTGATAAGAAAGGTGCTAAAGATTACATTAAAATGTTTCACAAAGATATTAAGGACGAAATTAAAAGACAATCATAATGAGATTTATACTTACATTAGAAAAATTTACTAAACAGTATCAACAAAAAATTGATGTTAAAGATTTTAAGAAAATTAAAAAAGGTTCAAAGATCTTATATATGGGTGGCCAAGTAGAAGTATTAGATAATAATGGTTATGTTCTTAAGCTTAAAGGAGAAAACGGTAAAACCTTTACTGTTAATAAATCTCAATTTGATCATGGAGGAATGATTAAAGAAGGTGTATTAGATAACATTCATTTAATGGCAGATGCATCAAAAGATTATGAAGACTTTAAGAAAAAGTTTAAGAAAGGTTTTCCAAAGATATTCAAATCTACTCCTGATTTTATGGATTGGTTGTACGGAATGTATAAAGACATGGCACCTGATAAAGTAGAAGAAGTTAATGATGGAAAGAAAAAGAAAAAGAAAAAGGAATTTCATCCTGATATGATGTATGAAGGAATTGTTAAAGATTTAAAAAAGATAGGTGATGAAATTAACTATTTAGTTGATGCTGATGATGACACAAAAAAGATATGGAAGAAAGCAGGTTTTGATACTGATGATGACGATAATGTTATTCTTTATTCTTATGTAGCAAGTTCATGGCCTGAAACTAAAAAGCTTTTAGATAAAAAGAGAGTTAAGTATAAAGAATTAGAAGATCCTAATTCTGCTGGTGAATCTTTTATTGTATTTAAAGAATCAGTACAGATTAATGAAGGTATTGAATGGCAAGCTATTTTATTAAAAGATGCAATGTTAAAGTATAACACTAAACCAACTGGAGGGCCAGTAGGCTCATTACATTTTGCTGGTAAAAATTATGCGAAAGTTCCTAAAGGTACATTCTTAATTGGTTTACCTGGTGGTCTCTTTGCCGTTAATCTGAAAAAGAAATTTGCAATGCAGTTAACGAGTGGTAGTAGAGAGTGGTTGGATGCTCAAGATAAATTAAAAGACAATGAGGTCGGTGGAACAAATATGGCTCCGGAGTTTAGTAAGTGGAGACAATACTTAAAAGAATCAGTTAATGAAGCTAAGGATCAATGGAAGGAAGAACGTGAGTACATTAAACAAATGGCTGATGATAATAAATCATCCGTATATAAGATGGCCGATTATGTTCAATTCTTAGGGCTAATGAATCAAAAGCAATGGGAAAAGTTTATGTATGGAATGTACAAAAAGGACTTACAAAAAACAGACACAAAGACTAAGAATAAAATTTATAAAGTTTTTGCAAAAATGTTTGAAGGTAATTTATTTGAATTATCATCTCAACAAGATGGCACAAAAGATTCAAACGGTAAACATAAACATGAAGATCATATTGAAGAAGACATTGAAGCACTGTGGAAAAAAACCTACGGTGAGGATTTTGTAAAACATTATCCAGCTATTGTTAAAATTATCAGACAAAGAAAGATTAAAGATAAAAGAGAAATTGCTAGAATATGGCAAGATACTTATGGTGAAGATTTTGAAAAAGAATATCCTGCTCTTTACAATAAACTATAATCATGAAATACATAAAACCACTTAATGAAGGAAGACCTATGTTTCAAGACACTCCTAATGAATTTGCATATTTAGATTTTAATGCATGGGCATATAAGAACAGAGGCAAAATTAAAAAAGAACTTAAAGGCATTAAAGACGGTACTCAATTTTTTATAAAATTAAGAGACCTTTGGCAACAATGGGCAAATAAAGAGGCAAAAGAATGGAGCTATCTACATTCAACAGATTTAGCTAAAAAAGATTTTGGTAGAGCCTTAGCAGTTTTATTAAAAGGCGATGACTTAATTATAAAACGTTCTACAAATAAACTAACAGATTTAAAATAAATAAAAACAAAAATGAAAAAACTATTTACACTTTTATTAGCAGCTACTTTATTTGTAGCATGTAATAATACTAAAACTGAAAAGGTTGAGGTAGCATCAGATCCTATCACTGTATCAGTTAAAGTTACAAATTCAACCGATCAAGACCAAACTTTTAAATTAAGTTATGGTATAGATGCAAAAGATACTCTAGTAACTGTTAAAGCTAAAGCTACACAAATGATTGAATCAAATTGTAGTGGGCATGATTGTACTGAGTGGATTGCGGTTAATCCAGGATTAATAGGACCGGCTGGAACTAAGAATCCTTCAGGTGGAGAATTTAGATTATCTTGGCAAATTGTTTCACCAGGATTAATGAAGATGACATATTGGGATGAGTCAGGCCAACCTATGGATGATAGAATATATTCTGCTGATGTAGAATGGAAATATGAATTAGTTTGGGGTACTCCTGTAGCAAATGACCCAGGACAAAAAATTTCAGCTGGAAACCCATGGACAAATTCATTAGAAATTAAAACAATGAAATGTACAACCGTTGCAGATCCGTCTAGCCCAACAGGCTTTTCATGTAATTAAAAATATTAAAATCATAAAAAGGCTGGTGTAAAAACCAGCTTTTTTTGTCTTACTTGTTAACAATTATTTAACATTTAATTAATATTGAAATAAGAAACAATCTGTAGTTTTCTCTATAAATAATATATGGAAACTAAAACTAAACTCGACATTACACCTGCAATTTATGTCTTAATTATGATTGTGGTTTTTGCATTAGGAATCTAATATATAATTCGCAGTTCTTTCAGCTCATGACGTTGAGCTTAAACCTCCAAAATAATTTATTACACAATGAAGAAATTCTTATCAGCCTTTTATGGCCTTTTTCTAGCTACAGGCATATCTGCACAACAATGTGATTTAGAAATGCTAAACATGGATTGGGATGACCAAACCATAACATTAACTTTAACTGACAATATTTGTTCTAATTCATCAACACCTTCATGGGTACCTTCTCCTGATTCTGTATATGTAGTACAATTAGGATTTAGTTATGGTGGTACTACTTGTATCATTGCATCTAATTCTACTAACTTTTATCCACCTCTTGGTTTAAATGACACTCTCACATATTCATTCTCCGATTGGACTGATCCTTTCAATTGCTTTGATAATGCATTTACTTATTATCAAGAAACTTGCATGGCTACTGTTTCTGTTGTAGGTCCTAATAATTCTATTAACTTAGATATGAATAACGGAAATAACTATATAGGATTCAATCCTGTATGGGATAACTGTTATGATGTGGTTAATGTTACTGAATTGATAAATGTTAACAAGGAAGTAATAGGTGTATTTGATTTTCTAGGTAGATATGTTCAAAAAGAGATAGCCGGGTTAGAACCTAATAACTTATATCTTATCCGCTATAATGATGGAAGTACACAGAAAGTCTTTTTAAGATAGACTCTCATCTAGAAGGGAGATAATTGATTACATATATACATACATATAATATAACTAATGATGCTAGCCCCTCTCTATCATCTTTATATGTTGCAGAAAGACCTATATTAACTATATAATATGGGTCTTTTTATATAAAACAAAATTCATTTTTTACATATAATAATAAATTAGATACTATGGACAATTGGTTAGACCAAGCAATTTATAATTCTTATCAAGTTTTAACAGGTTGGTTCACTATGGAAGAACTGGTAGATTATTTAGATAATCGAAGAGAAGAAGCAGATTTACCTGAGGATGATCTTTCAACAATGCCAGTGTTTTTTATTCCTCCTAACGAGGAAGCTGATAATGAAGACATAGATGCAATGATTGCACACTTTGAGCAACAAGAGGCTTATGAAGAATGTGCAGAATTAATGAAATTAAAAAAGTAAAGATGAAAAGAAAAAGAGAAATGAAAAAATTCTTATTGAATTACAAAGGGAATAAATATAAAGCAAATAACCTTGTAAGTTTATTATGGAATTTTGCAACAGGAAATATAAGTAAGTAAATGGGTACATGGATCATCATAGGAATAGTAATGTTTGTATTATGCTGGTGTTGGCTAGCTTATGAACTTTATAATGCACCTTTAATGCCTGATGATTTTGATTTAAAAGAAGAAGACATCTGGCCAATGGAGGAAAGACCTTGTAATGAAAACTTTGAAGAAGATTATGAAAATCAACCTTTTGGTGATTAGAGATTAGGGGGATTAGCTCAGATGGCTAGAGCGCCTGCCTTGCACGCAGGAGGTCATCGGTTCGACTCCGATATTCTCCACTTATAAATTAAAAAAAATGAAAATGGAAACAATTGCAATACTACTTTTCGGAGGTGGCTGTTTTGCCTTAGGAGCTTATACTGCTACACAACTTAGTGGATGGATTGAATCAAAAGTTGCTAAAAAGCTAAAAGAAGAAAAGCATAATGAAACTAAAAAAGGTACAACAAGAGTATAAAGAAGCTTTACCTGGTGAAATACCTAATGCTGTTATTGAAAACTTTTTATTTGGTTTAAGTGGAGCAGTCATTGTTCCTTTTATAGCTGTTAGGTTTGATGTAGCAGTTTTAATATGTTATATGATACATTACTTTTATATTAGTAAAGTAATTAATAGACCTAAATATGTTACATCATTGGCTAAGTTTATTTTATTTCCTATACCTACAGCTTTAGGTGGTTTTACTGGTTATAAAATAGCTTACATAATATCAAATTACTTACAATAATATGTTTGGACAAATAGAAAAATATAAAGAAACTTGGAAAAATAATAGGACTGTAACTATTAAAGATCTTTTTTCTGAAGAAGATGCAAATCAAATATGGCAAGATTATAAAAATCATAAAGGGTTTGAGCCATGTTTCTTTACTGGAGAAGCAGAAGAAGATGGCAGTGTACCTTTAAGATTTGCTTCAAAAGGAAGTCCTAATTATACTTTGTGGACAACAAAAGTTAATGAGATGAATGCCAATAATGAATTTACATATAGATTCAGTAGAACGAATTGGATGCATGGACTATTAGTGGGCTTATGGAGGAATGAAATGTTTCTTTCAACAATATCTTATATTACTGGTGAGGAAGAACAATTAATTTGGGATCGTGATCGTACATTTACTTCTAAATATGAAGAAGGTGATTTTTTAAACCGACATACAGATCATAATCATGGAAGAGTAGCTTTTGTATATCAATTAACTAAAGATTGGAATGTACAACATGGTGGATTGTTTCATAGGTTACCTGATTGGCAAAATGTTGATAAAACAGTAGTACCACAATTTAATCAGTTAACATTATTTGATGTTTCTGGAGAAGGTGTACCTCACATGGTTACACCTGTTGCTAATGGAATTAAAAATGCAAGAATGGGATACTCAGGTTGGTTCTCATAATAAAAAAATAGAAAAATGATATATTGGTTTACAGGGCAGCCTGCCCACGGAAAAACGGTTTTAGCAAATATGCTAAAGGAAAAGCTACCTAATGCTTTTCGTATTGATGGTGATGAGATGAGAGAATTGTTTACAAATAAAGATTATTCTATCAACGGTCGTGTGGTGAATGTAGGTACTGCTCAAAAGATTGCGCATTATTTAAATAATCAAGGTCATGATGTTATCGTATCTTTAGTCGCACCGTATGTTGATCAAAGAGAAGATTTTAAAAGGCTTATGGGAGATCAAATGATTGAGTTTTATGTTCATACAACTGATCCAAGAGAAAGGGATCATTTTAAAGCAATAGCTTATGTACCTCCAACAACAGAATATGTTGATATTGATACAACTCATGACACTGAAGAAGAATCTTTTCAAAAAGTAATTCAGAACCTTGATTTAACAAGTAAACCTTTTGATAGGAAAGGTTTTAATTTATATCCTAAAGGATCTTTACTTAATGAATTACCACCAGATGATTACCAATTAGATAATTAAATTATGTTACCAATTTCAAGAAGTAGAATAAATAAGATGCAAACAACAGAAAAAAAGAACACGTACTTTGTAGATATAGATGGAACTATATTTAAATACAGAAAATTTGAAACTTATCAAACAACTGAAGCAAAAGTAATAATTGATAGTAAAGTATTTTTACAACAAGTAAGAGACCAAGGTCATATGATTGTTTTAACAACAGCTAGGCCTGAATCTTTAAGAGAACATACTAAACATGAATTAAGCTTAAACAACATTCCTTATGATAAATTAATTATGGGAATAGAAAGAGGACCTCGTTATGTTATTAATGACTTGGATCCGAATTATCCCGGAGAACGGGCAATTGCAATAAATATAAAAAGAGATAGTGGAATTAAAAGCTAAAGCAGATAAAGAAAGTTCAAGCACTGAAGTAAAGTATTCAATGTTTGTAGGAAGATGGCAACCTTTACATAAAGGACATCTTTGGTTAATTAATGAAAGACTTAAAGATGGATATAATGTATGGTTAGCTATACGTGACGTTAAGCCTGATGAAAAGAATCCTTGGACAGCTCAAGAAATTGAAAAGATGGTTCATGAAGGTGAACTTAAAGATCTTATCGCAGACGGTAGGGTAATTACTTCAATCATACCTGACATTGAATCTATTAATTATGGTAGAGGTGTAGGTTATGATATAATTGAACATGTTCCTCCTAAAGAAATTGGAGATATCTCAGCAACTTCAATAAGAAATCAAATGAGAAAGGATGGAAAACTCTAAGCCTGTAATTAATAGAAAGAGGCATTTATTAAAAACTATAACATGGCGAATAATAGGAACTTTAGATACAATGGTAATTGCTTGGTTATTAAGCGGAGATCCACTTTTAGGTTTAAGTATTGGAGGAATAGAAGTATTTAGTAAAATGATTTTATATTATGCACATGAAAGAGTTTGGTATAAATCTAAATTTGGAATCAAAAAAGATGCATAAACCTATTGTACATTCTAGTTGGCAATTTCAAGTAAAGGAATTATCTAAACCTATTGAATTATACTGTGACATTTTATCTAGGACTATTAAAAATCCTAATGCTCTTAAAGTTTTTTGGTCAAATGAACCTAAAGAAATATTACCTAACGTTCATCAACATTTACTTCATAACCATTCTTTTTATGATTTAATTTTTACATGGGATCCTACTTTATTAAGTTTAAGGAAAGCTAATATTAAATCTTATATGATGTTTCATTGTTGGTGTGCGGCTTATGCCAGAGAATGTAATGGGATCTTTAAGAAAGATTTTAATATTTCAACAGTAGTAGGAGACAAGATGGATTTACCTGGCCATAGGCTTAGGAATGAATTATGGATAAAGAAAGACAAAATTACTATACCTAAAAACTTTTACAAAAGTAGTAAAGGAAAACCTTTAGATGGTGAAGGAAAGGTTCTAGGAGATACTAAGTATGAATTATTTGATTCTCAATTTCATATTGCTATAGAAAATATAAATACCCCAAACATGTATACTGAAAAGATTAATGATTGCATGATAACAAAAACAGTTCCAATTTATTGGGGTGCAGCTGATATAGGAAAGGTTTATAACATAAAAGGTATTATTCAAGTTAATAGTATTGATGATTTAATTAAAAAGGTTAATGCTATTACACCTGAAACATATAACAATATGAAACCTTATATCGAAGATAATTATCAAAGAGCTCTTAACTTATCAAAGATAACATTAGGTGACATAATAGAAAAAGAATTATGATAAACATAGCAATTGCAATTCCAGCTAGATTAAAAAGTAGTAGGTTAAAAGAAAAAATGCTACTAAGGTTTGATGGTAAACCTCTAATTCAAAATGTATTTGAAAAAGTATCTCGGTTCGGATATGATACTTTTGTTCTAACTGATAGCGAAAAAATTGCTCAACATATACCTAATAAAAATGTTATATTAACAGGTGAAGAAGAAAACGGAGCAGCAAGAATTTGTAGTCAGAAAATGAAGTTTGCTGATTATGATTATATCATTAATGTTCAGGGAGACATGTTAGATATAACATATGAAACTATAGAACCTATAATTAAAACTATAGGTGATCATAAAAATGTTATTACCGGATATACTAAAGGATATACTACAAACGGAGTAAAGATTATTCATCAAGGTAAGTTTGCTTGTTGGTTTACTAGAAAAGATATAGGTTATGGTGATTCTCACTTAGGAATATATGCTTATCCTTCAATATTTTTAAATAAGTATTCATCACTTATAGAAAACTATCCTAGTGAAAGTTTAGAGCAGAATAGAATTTTAGGTTCTAACTTTAGGATAATGGCCGTTGAGGTAAAATATGATGGTAGAGAAATTAATACAAAAGAAGATTTATGAACCAACCAATTATAATAGCTGGGCCTTGTCAACATGAAAGTTATGAACATAGTTATAAAATAGCTAAACATTGTAAAAGTGTTTGTGATTCGTATGGCATAGAGTATTATTTTAAAGCTAGTTTTGATAAAGCTAATAGAACACATAATGATTCTCAAAGAGGATTAGGTTTAACTGCTTGTCTGGGTGATTTTTCTAAATTAAGAAAAGAATTTAAAATAACTACCGACTTCCATGAAACACACCAAGTAGATAAATTAGAAGTTGATGTATATCAAATACCGGCATTTTTATCTAAACAAACTGATTTACTTCAAAAGGCAATATCAACAAGTAAAATTATTAATATAAAGAAAGGGCAATTTATATCACCTAAAGGAATACATGGAATTGTATCTAAAGTAGGTAAAGAAAATGTATGGATTACCGAAAGAGGTTCATTGTTTGGTTATGATAAGATGGTCATTGATTTTGAAGGAATTCAGTATATGAAAGACAGTTATGACATACCTATCTTTTTAGATATTACTCATAGCATTAGTGAAAGAAAGTATGCTAAAACAATGGCTGGGTTAGCTGGTAAGATGGGATTAAATTTATTTGTTGAAGTACATGATAATCCAGATGAAGCTCCTTCGGATGGCAAAAAAATGATTAACATTGATCAATTTGAAAATATAATTAAACACTATTTACAATGAAACAGGAAATGCAAAGATGGTTAGAAGATAGAGGTGATAAAAACCACAATCTTAATTACAACCTTAATGAAAACTCAATAGTAATTGACTTAGGTTCTTATAAAGGACTATGGGCAGAACAAATACTAGAAAAGTTTCCTACATGTAACTTATATTTAGTAGAACCTATTCAATCTTTTTATGATGTTTGTAAAACTAAATTTAAACCTAAGAAGTTTCAATTAATTAATAATCCAGTAAAATGTAGATGTGTAGGTATTGGTCTAAAAAATGAAAAGGTAAATATTTCTTTAAATGATGATGCTACCTCAAGTAACTCTGAAGGTGATACGGAAATTGAATTGATAACAATGAAAAGACTTTTAGATGAATGGAATCTAAAGACAGTTGATTTATTACAAATAAATATAGAAGGTGCTGAATATGAACTATTAGAGAATTGGATAAGCACAGGTTTGATTAAACGATTCAAAAACTTACAAATTCAGTTTCATAGGCATCCAATAGGGCCGTCTGATTTTGAGAGTAAAAGAAAACAAATTCATAAAGATTTAAAAAGACTAGGATTTGTTTGTAAATTTAAATATGATTTTGTATGGGAAGGATGGAAGAAAAAGTAAAAATTTATATAAGAACATATCCAAGATCAGGTACTCATTTACTTAGTACCCTTATTCACTATAGGTATGGTTTTTCTCAAATGACACCAACATTTGTTAAACCAATTGAACATGGAAAAGAAAACTTAGAAATGTATACGGCTCATTATGATGAAGATGAAGGTTGGGGTATAAATGGAAGAATATATGTATTAAGAAATCCTGCTGATTGTATAAGCAGCCAATATTATCGAAGATTTAAACCTGAAGTAGGAAAGATGGATAAAGAAAAATTTGATACCAATGAAATACCTTTTTCTCATGATCATTCTCCAGGATTTATACCAAGTGTATGGAATGAAGTAGGAGCTTATAATGAAATGTTACAAAGTATTCAACCTTATGACTTAGTTCTATATTTTGAAGATCTTATACATAATCCTGAAAAAGTTATAAAATTATTAGATTCTTATTTTTTAATAAGATTCGGTATAAATGTAATAGAGGAGCCTAAATCATTAGAAGAGATAAAAGAAATAAGTTATGGGTATTACAATAAAGAACATAGATCTTTAAACATATTAGGTGAACATGACAAAAAGAATTATCAATATGTTAAGGATACAATAAAACCTTATATTGAAAAATTTA